TGTAGACCATGTATAAGAAAATTTTAATTCTCTTGTGTTTGTTTGTGTTGCAGATCCAGTTGGCTGCATTGACTTTTGCTTTTGTAAGCATTGGTCCCTTTCTTTGTTTTTGTTTTGTGTGGACTGGCCACTTTTTGGCTGGCTGGGCATTTTATGCTTTTGCGCCTCTGTTACTTCTAGTTGGCCCGATGTGGCTTTACCTGTTTGCAGTTGCAGAATTGAATCTTGCCAAGCAGGTGGGTGAAGACCAAATTTTGTGGTGCAATACAACGTCAACTCTGTTGTTGAGGTTCCTCCCTTTTCGTACAAGGGTGTCTACCATGTACTTTCTTGGTTGGGATGCCTTTCGGTCGGAGGTGGCTGACATACCACTCATTGGTGCTTTTCTCAGCCAATATGGCGACTTGGGGCCTGAATCAGCACGGGTCGCTGCTTCGCGGGCTTATTGCCAATTCTTAAGGAATGTTGTCAAATGGCTTAGGCCGCGCAATCTTTGGGTGTTCTCAATGCTTGCAATTGTAGTGTCTTTCCAAAGGTTGCGATCTTTTCTTCGGCTGTGGTTTAAACTTGTCCTTCCGATGATTGTTGTGTCTTTCACTATTGTCATGGAAGTGGACAATGACACCATTCTGGACTTTGTTGGAAAGTTTTTGGCAATAATTTGGTCATTTTTCAAGTGGAGTCCGTCCACTGGGTGGCTTTTTGGTAGATGGATTAAGCTTTCCATTCTGTCTTTATTCATTGATATTGTTCTTTGGAGTAATTCAATGAATTTTTACCTTAGTTCGCAGTACTCGCAGCGCCTTAGTGGCCGTCTGTCTAAAGTTTCTGTTTTCAAAGATTTCATAATGCATTCAGTGAATTTCATTGATTCATTGCGTTTGCCGGCTTATATTCGGACTGGTTTTCGGCTTGAACCAACTATTCAAGCATTGCAAGAATCCAAGGATTTGTTAGCTTCTTTAGGTTGGCCGGTCACAGTCAACCTTAAAGAGCCAAACCTCGATGCCTCAGAAAACACCAGGGATTACCTTGATTGGTTAATTTCCGGCACTGATTTCGCAACCGGTGTTCGAAATTTAACTGAGAAAATTGATAATGACCTGATTCATTTAAAGGCACATGCTGAGGTTTATCGTCGCACTGAAAGTTATGCCACAGTTGAGAATGAATTAGAGGCAACTTCACGTTATTTTGTACGGCCGAGGTATGAATATCCCACTTTGCCTGAAGATGAAGTTTGGGATGTTGTCAAGGACATTTTTCGTAATTCTCGTTTAACCCCTTTTTGGTATATTATTAAGCAATGGGAAAAGAAGTATGCCTTGGGTTTTTGGATGGTTGATGAAAATGGGCGCAAGTTTAAACGCTCCAAGTTCATCAAAGAAGTTGGGTACCCTAAGTTTAAAGCAATGTGGGCCCAATTGTTTTACTGGGCTCCTGCAATTGCTCCGGTTTCTCACATTTCTGTCAAAGGGGAGGCTCTTCCTGAAAAGAAGTGGGCTGCTGGCAAAGTCCGTTCAATAACAGGCACTCCGTTATCCTCATATGTTTCAAGTACCATCTGGAATTACTTTCCAAACCATATGTTTGCTTGGGAAATCACTCCTATTAAGATTGGGATGCCTTTAAATGGGTATTGGTTGTCCAAAGTTTTTGCTAGACACTCAAAATTTGAACACCATTGTGAGGGAGATATGACAGCATTTGATTCTACTGTCCAGGGTCCAGTGATTGATTTGATCCGTGCCGTCCGGAAACGTGGTTATGATCTTCATAAAGATAAGGACGCTATTGGTGATCTGATTGACATTTGTTACAAACAACTTGACAGTCAAGCCAATGGGTTCACTTCTACTGGCAATATTTATGATAAAGGTTCTGGTCTTTCCACAGGACACTCTTCGACGAGTATGGATAATTCAGTGGCATTGGTCATTCTTTATTTAATGGCCTGGAAAGAACTCACTGGATTGACATCCCGTGAATTTCGGTGCTTCAATGAACTATCAAATTTTGGAGACGATCATATCCTGTCTTACTCGGCCGTCCGCCCTCTTGGTTGGACTGTTAAAAATATTGAAAAGACCATGGCTAAATGGGGTGTGATTAACCGCATATCCACCAAGCCAATTACTGAGTTGACTTTTCTTTCCAAACATTGCCGGAGGCCAACACTTTCAGAACGTGAGGAATTTATTGGGACTGGCGTGTCTTGCCCTGAGTTTATTATTGTTCACGATCGTGCTAAGCTTCTTGGAAAAATCGTTGCCCCTATTTTAAATTTGCAGTCATCATATCGTCTCAAGAGAGCATTATCTTATCTTTCGTTAACTGCTCACCACAGGTCACTTTATGATGATATAGTTGCATCTATCTTGGAGTCTAAAACTCTCTCTGCTGAGCTTGAGGCATCTGGCAAAAAGATTCCAAGTTATAATACCATCCTGAAACAGTGGTATTCAACTCGTGTTCCAAAACAGGTTGCTGAGGTTGAAGAAGAAATCAGTGGCCCTGAGGGTGACAGTTCTAATTTGGTTATTTATGGGTCAACAACTCTTCTTGATGACCTTTTAAATGCTTTGTCAATGGTGCCAGATTTTGTCAACCCCCAGATGTTCAATCTTGGCTATATGAATGTTTTGCAACGTCGGTTGGGGCAGTCTGTAAAGTGGCCTCTGGTGTTGCTGACCAAAAGTAACCAAGCTGTCACCATTGGTGCTTTGGCCTCCACTATTCAAAGAAGTGCTTACCGTTTCCTTGATAGCAGCGGGCAATTTGGAGTTCTACCAGAAATAAATACATCGACTTTGCTTGTCAGGCATTGGCTTTTTCTCCTTTATTGTCGTTGGGCCCCTTTTAACACTGGTGGCAACATGTTTTCTTTTGTCGCCAACAAGCTTGCCAACTTAAATTTTGTTATCAATGGGCATTTAATGGACAATGTTGTTCCATTCAATTTGGCCGTTGACAAACTTGTTGTGGTTGCCGTCCTCGATTACATTGTTGTCCCTGACTGGATCAGCTCTGTCTCAGCTGTACGTCTTCCTGACATTGCTTTAATGCTTGATTTGGCATTCAATAAGGCAATGAGTATGATCTGGTCCAGTGTCCCAAGCAATTACAATGAAGTCGGTCATATAATCCGAAATAGTGCTAACCATTCAAAGTTACTTGTCAGTGCCCCCACTGGAACTGGCAAAAGCACTTCCTTGATTGCTTATCTCGCACAGGTGTTCGGTGGTGATTACACTAAAATAATTGTCATTGAACCCAGAACTTTGTTAGTTCATGGACTCGTCATGTACATGAATTTAAATTTCGGTCCTATGTATAGTGGATCAACTACTGGGTTACAACTTGATGAGCGAGCGAAAGTTTGGTATATGACGCCTGAATCTTTGTTTGCACGAAATTTCAAAGTCCCGGAAGGCTCACTTCTTGTTCTTGATGAAGCACACCTTCAAGAAAATTCATATGCCTTGTTACTGAACCTTGGCTCAAAGTTGTTTCTTAAGACTGTGTGCGTTACAGCCACTCCCAATTCAACTTTGATTAACTGGTGTGATTTACACACATCAGTCCCTATTGCTTCATTATGGGACCGTCGTGATACCAACAACTTGTTAGGGTCAGCCGTGATGTCACTTGCCAGCAAAGAGTATATGGCATCTATGTCTGAACTTGTGAGGCTTTGGCCACCAAACAAACGACTACTTGTTGTTGTTGACAGCCCTTTTCATGCTGAAAAGTTAGCTGGCATTTGTCCTCATCGCTCACAATGTCTTTCATCAGAGCATAGTCCTGTCATTGACCGTTCCGCAATATGTTATTTTGGGACATCAGTTGTTGATGTTGGAGTTACTATCCCTGATCTTGATCAAATTCATTTTCCTAATTGGGTTTTCCTTGGAAAAGAAAAGGGGCACATGGCACTTGATGATATTACCGAAAAGCAACGACGTGGCCGTGTCGGCAGGACACGCAATGGCGATTCGATCATGTGGGTTGCTCCAGTGCAATTGCCTCCAGCTCCGCAAGCCAAATTGATCGACGTTGATTGCTTCCAGCATTTTATGTTGCAAGGTGTGTCCCCTTTGTTTCTTTCAAAAGTTAACCTTAACACCTGCCTCGAAGCCATCGGGGCGCGTGTGGAGTCACTTGATCAAAGTGATAAGGCTTTCTTATTGAGAGATGCTCATACTTTCCTGAGCAACTTGGCACCACTTATACTGGCTGCCAATGTTAGGGAACATGATACTGGTGTTATTCATGGTGGTGCGGGTCAATTGGCACCTGAGGCCAAGCTCACCCCATCTGAAATCACAAATGTCGTGAAGTCTGGGCTGTATTTTATTACAGAAAGTTTTGATGCCTCAATGTTTCCCGTGTCTGATAGTGACAAATCCTTAATGGAACAATGCATTGTGGATGCTTCATCCCGGGCATCAACTCGGTTCAATATAGGGTGGTTGCTTGACCACCTTGCTGAGGCCGAATCTTCATCAGAAGATGAAGATGAATCTGATTCAAATTCGGGAAGTGTCTCTGATTCAGCTTCAGAATCTGATCTGGCTTCACATTCTTCTAATGAGGAGGGTGTTGACTTATTAAATCCAGAAGGTGAATCCCCCTTTGAGGCTCTTGAGTATCTTCGGATAGTTCAACTTTTAATGAAGTTTTGAGAAAATGGTCCTGATGATGGGTTTAACACCCGAAACAAGGTACGGGTTTAGTCCTCGTAGGCCATGTCTTCTGATAACCAAAAGTCTTCTTTTCAAGATTTGAGTGACAAGTTGGATACAACTTTCAAAAATTTTAATAAGGTTGCAAAAGTTGAGGTGCACGGCAAACCTTGTCGTGCAATTGCACAAAACACTTTAATTGAGTATCAAAATTTCATCAACAAGGCACTTAAAACGTGCCAAAGTGCTGTTGAAACTGAGAGCTTAATGAAGTACACTCAACAATTGTCTGAATTGAGATCTGAAAAATCCCTCCTTTCAAGTGCTTTAGCTGAAGCCAAAGATTCTGTTGCGACTCTCAAAGATGAAATTAATGCCATTAAAGCTGGCAATGACTTTGAGCGCAGACAGCTTGGCGAGGCCGTTGAAGAACTTCAGTCACGTCAAGAGTATCTCCTGGGACTTTTGAAGGAAGCTGATGGTCACAACAGTGAACTCAAGGCTTCTATAAAAGCACTTAAAAGTTCATCTGACGTTGCTGGCGCTGAAGCCCTTTCAGCTGAACGTGTGAAAGCTGCAGCTGAAGTTGCTGACTTGCACAACCAGCTTGGTTCTGTCAAGGCTGAATTGCACACCGCTAGGACTGATTTTGACTCAAGGCAAAAGTATATCAAAGACCTTGAGTTGAAAATGGCACAGCAGCGTGGAAAGCAGATGGAAATTTCTGAGGCCATGGAGATGGCCAAAACAGCTGCATTTGTTAAACAAGTGCCTGCAACTGTTGAATTCCAGAGCCGCCTTGTGCGTGGCATATTAGGGAAAACTGGAGCTGAATGGCTTCAAAAAGTTGAACTTGCGTCACGTGTAGATGCACGCGAAAGAGCTTATGCTCTTTTGCAAGCAACCGCACGTGGAACAAGTGGACCTATTAAAAGTATGAACCAAATCATTGAGATTTGTTTCAAATGGCTTAAAACAGCCTCTTTTAATATGCGCCAGTCAGTGCTCCCTTGGTTAAAGTGGATCGAAAATGACCTCAGGGCAGGCACCCTGAAGTCCGCTAAACTTTACCGGGAAGCACTTGAGAAAATACTTGCCAGTTACAAGCAGGCAAGGTTGTCCACACCTCTTGGCATTGAGGATGTCAAAGGCAAGCGTGAACAACCTGCGCCTGATTTTAAATGGCATTGGTGGAACCCTGTCCACTTATATGGTACTTTCTCAGTTAAATATTTACAGGGTAAGAGAGCCAAGTCTTTTTATCATCCTATTCAGGGTGTTTTTGGCAAGGTTTCCAGTGGTTTCAAAGCCACGTTCGATTATTGCAGTTCTTTTGTGTTACATTTGTTCAAAAAGAACAAAGTTTCTAAAGTGGGCAAGGCTAGAAAGCCAACCCCACCCAGAAGCAAAAAGATTGTGATGTTCGATGCGGAAGATGAATTGAGTGAGCAACCGCCATTTGGTAAACCTACCTATGCTTCTGTTGCTGCGCAAGCACAAACTCAGCCAATGACTGAGCTTGAGCCATCACCTGAAATTGCGCAATTCATTAAGGAC